CATTCCTGCCAACTTCGTCTCCATGAATAAGGAGTGCTTTATAGTTTCCGATTTGTACTCTTTGGATATCGTCTGGACACTCCTGCCATGTGAGTCGTTTTTCTCCCGATAATAATTGTCGGGCAAGTTCGTAGCACATTCGGTCAAAGTTATCTGATCTTGGAACATTATCACGCTTAGACCCTATACGACCATGATTGCCCCATTCGGGAACGACATGCACTTTCTCGTAATTGGATAAAGCGTATTGGACTACTTCAACTAACAACCTAGACACATTTACATACTGCTCAAACAGGGTTGAATCAATCTCAAATACCTGTCCGGGAAAGTTGAATAAACCTTCAACCATATCGCCACCGAACATAATAGTTAATTCTCTAACTGGGTGATCGGCTCGCTGTATATCTGTAATGCGTACAGCCTTCTGCGTAAAACTAATTACTCTTTCACGCATCACCTCGCTGTTGTAGGTCTGCGTTCTTTTTGCGCCTTGCCAATCTGTCAAATGCCATAACGCAACTTCAGGTTTTGATTTGCGTTTATCGCTTTCGGGTGTTTTGATTTCAGGTAATTTGCCTACTGCCAACACCGCATCATAAGAAGCCTGAATAGTTGCTTCAACTAATTCATCAGTTCTTTGTTTAGCCTGTTGTAATTGTTTTTGCGTTCGCTGTAATGCTTTACGCAGTTCCGCAATTTCAGGGTCGGCTTCTTTATCTAATTTTTCTAAATCTTTATCGAGCGACACCAGTGCACCTGTTCCGCCTGTGTCGCCCGATAGTACTGTCGCTTATTGAATAACCATTATCTTTAAGCACATTAGAAATAGACATGTGGGTTATTCTCGTGTTAGACATACGCAATTTCAATGCTTCTGATTCTTTGGGTGGTAGTTCATTTAACAAAGTGCAAACAGAACACCACGCTCTGCGTACATCAGGGAATTTGCTCTCGTCGCCGAGGTCTTCCAGCAATCCCATGATTACTTCTTTTTAGTTTTTTTCTTAGTTGCTTTGGCTAACTTATCCAAATCAACTGAAACTGTATTATCGGTTATGCCGAATGCTGAATCATTAGGATTCAAGGCACGAATTGCTGGACCGAGAATAGCAATAAGTCCTGCTACTGCTAGGTCTTCAACTTCTGTTTGACCCATGCTATAAGCAGTTAAAACTGCTACAGCAAAAGAGCGAGCATACGAAGCGAGTGCTGATTTCATTTTTTGGTTCATCTTTTCTTCCTTCCGTTAGGGGCGAACAACAGCCATAACAGTAGCATACGATCTTTTCTTTTGATATACGCCACCACCATTTGACTGTGAACCTTTATTGTTAGGAGATGTATTACCTTCAATAGTTTTCAACGCCTTCAATCTTTTCATATTCTTCTCAACGATTCCGACATGATCGGGTTGCGCATCGTTATCAAATTGAAAAAATACTATGTCGCCTTCTTGGGCTTCGCCTACTGGTACAATCTTGCCTTTCTTCGCAAACCATTTCAGTCCTGCGTCGCAAGAAGCAAAACCTTTCTTGGTTTCGGCAGCAATTTTATCTACTAATCCTGCTTTGTCGTAACACCAAGACACAAATATCGCACACCATGGTTGTTTATTAACGCCATACCATGCGCCATATTTAGTTTCGTTATCGCCTTTTTCTGTATAGCCTGTTTCAAACCTAGCACGATTAAGCACTGCGTTCATATAACACCTACTTCTTATTGATTAACAGCAAGTATATCTGATCTAGTCGGCTTTCAAGTATTTTTATTTTATTGTCAATATCATTGACTTTGTCTTTCACGCTAGAGCCACCATTTGGTTTGAGTTCGCTCAAATAATCACGAATCAACGATTTAGTTATGAATCTATGAATCGCCCAAAATGATGCAAGTATGGCCAATACTGCCGAAACAGTAGTAGCCCAATCAGGTATAGACATTGTAGTTTTCCTTATGGATTGTAAGAGGATTGATTAAGTTTGTGCCAACCAGTTCCGTTGTAATAAACAAGATGATTAACATTGGTATCAAAGTACATATCACCTTCTCTTGGATTAGTAGGTAAGTTTGTACTAAAATCTAATGTAGGTGCATTAAAGCGATATGCCGTTTCTAATGCACGAATTCTTCTATCTAAATCCCAGAATAATTCAGAAGCAACTGGTGGTAAGTTAATATATGGCATAATTTCCTAAACTGTTGGGTCGGTCAGAGTTAATGTTACTCGCTCGGGACCATCTTCTCCGGGTTGAACGCTGATGGCAACAATTCTAAATACCTGAGATAAACCAAAACCACTACCATTGTTAGGAAATCTGTCGTCTGTGATTCTCAATAAACATTCATCACCAGTTTTGTATGAACCTAAAACTGGCGAGGCGTAGGCAGGAATTACAATCTTTGGTGTTACTACTGGAACTTGTTTTGCTGTTACTTCGCCAAGAGTTTGTTCAGCCAATATGTTTGGATCGTATTGATCTGTATAAGATACCGTATCTTCAAGTAGTGGATAACCTGCTGCGATTTGATCTATTGGCGATACGGCAGTAGCACGAATCTTTGCTTCATTAGATTGTGGACCGATTCCGTACATGGTATTAGCAACAACTGAACCGTCATCTGGCCATTCATACATAACTATATTGCCGGGAAATTCAAATACTAGAGCAGATGGACTAGTAGATACATAAGGAGTTCCTCGCTGTGGGTATGCGGTTTGTGCATATTTGCGTGGCTCAAGATTTGCGTCGTAGGCAACATCTATATTGAAATCAAATCCATCTTGTTGATTACTAAGGTCTTTGATAGCACCCCATACATCTTTGAATTCGTAGTCATAATAAACACGAGTAACATTTACGCTTGATGTATTGTTTGGAATAACAATGCCTATGTCGCCACCAGCAACTTGTTGGGCTAGATATAATAAATCTTGGGCTATGAATAATTGATCTTCAGTGTCATATACTAAAGCCTGTGCATTGTTCATGAAATCGCCAGTAATTCTTCGGCGTTCAAAATACGAACCGAACTCTCTAGCACTAAATGTAAAATGCTGAGTATCTGTATCCCATGTGCGTAGCCAAATAATTCCGCCCCAAATAAGCACGCCATCACGATCAACATAAATTGCTGTGCGTGAAGGTATTGTGCTACCTACAATATCGTAGCCTTGTTCTTGTGCATCTGAGCCAAGAATACTTCCACTAAAACTACCGGGAGTATTTAGCGACTGCGTAAAACTTACATTGGTTAAAGGTATTTCTGCAAGAATATCATTTGTTACTAAATCGGCGAATAGATACCTATAATTGGTTGCCATCTACTCTCCTTATATTGGTGAATCTAGTACCTCATCTACGGCATCATCAATCGTGCGACTATGCTCTTTAGAACAAGCACCACAATCTTTGCACATTAGATTACTATTGCAGAGGCTTCTTCGTCAGTTAATGCTTCGCCAGCAATTAGTTTGGCTTTAGCAGAATCTTTTAATGCTTGCAGTTTTTTGGCTTCGGCTTCAGCCTTTGCTTTGTCTTCAGTATATTTGGCTGCTAATTGATCTCTTTCAGCAATCTCTTGTGCAGTTAAAGGCACAATAGTTGTCTTGCCGGTAGAGCAATCTATAATCATTTTATTCAGTGACATTTACGATCTCCCATTTCTTTTTGGTTTCATTCCATGTGTAAAGTTGATCATCATTAGGCTTGGCTACTGGTGCTTGCCAATCATGGTTATCATCTAATGTCCATGAGTCATAAGGTTTTGGCGCAATAAACACATCAGCATCTGCATCATATTTGAACCCAACCCCAGCATATTGTTTGCGTATGCGGTTGTTATATGAAGTCTGAACCCATGTACCACCAAGTCCTAGATCATTAGCAAGAAAATCATGACCTCTATGTTCCTGATCATCTCCTACTACTAGAACTCTAAGTACAATTCCGTTTTCATCTATCTCAGCAAAGTGCGCCATTGTCATTATTCTCCTTATTTTGCATATCTTAATATTACTAAACCGCTACCACCATTTGCTCCTGCGGGATAATTACCACTGTTTGCACCGCCACCACCACCAGTGTTAGCCATGCCAGGAACGGAGTCTGATGGATTTGTATTAGTTCCAGCATTTCCGCCGCCACCAAGTCCACCTAAACCTCTTAATGAGGCTGTGTCAGATGCCGCACCACCACCGCCAGCATACCAATAAGTGCCATTCACATTTTGACCAGTACCAGTAGCAACACCCCAAGATGAAAATGCTGATGAACCATTACCGCCGTTACCGCCAATTCTCACAGCACCAGTAGTAGTTGCTTGACCTGCTTGACTAGCGCCACCACCGCCACCACCGCCACCTCTTGTACCATCATTTGAACCTTGTCCGCCTGCATAACCTTCTACTGGTGTATAACCACCAGCATTTCCTGCACCGCCAGTAGAGTCAGGAATACCAGCACTACCGCCACCACCTGAACCGCCTGAACGACCTGTTGTCGCACCATAAGATGCCGCACCACCACCGCCAGTTGTATTTATTGTAGAAAATCCTGAACCTGCAATAGATGATGTAGTGCCATCTCCTGCTTGTGCAAAATCAGTATTGCTTCCAGCACCGCCACCGCCAACTGTAATTGTGTATGCCTGAGCAGTCATTGATTGTGAAGTTAATCCTCTCAGACCACCTGCGCCTCCGCCACCACCAGTTCTTGCACCACCGCCACCACCTGCAATTACTAATGTATCACAAGATAATGATTGAGTTGGAGTGAATACCCCTGATGATCCAAACACATGATAAAAATATGTATCATCTTGATAAATTGTGCCACCAGTTGCTTTTGCATTTGGAAAAATAGCGGCATTTGCTATACCGTATAAATAAAATGTTGAACCTGTAACAAATTGAGTAAATTCAGCAGTAAATTCAACAGAATTAATTGCAGTATTATCGGACCATAAACCACTCATAAAAATGGTATATGCCAAAGTTTGATTCGCCTCTTGAACTGCATCTGCACTAAATGATTTGAAATTAGATGAAGCATAATTGGAAATATAAACTTCAAAATTAGTAAAAGTATTGGCTGTTCCCGTAGCACCTGGTGCTACACCAATAAGCCTGTTGAATGAATAACTTTGCGGAGTGCCTGAGCCTTCGCCTACTATTTGTTTTGTAGTAAATGAACTTGTACTTCCATTAAAACCAATATAAACATTTTCAGCAGGACCAATTCTAGTAGTTCTAGCACTTATTAATATTTTCAAATCAGTATAAGTAGCAGGAATAGACGCAAAACTTACAGTAGTTGTATTACTGCCCAATGTTTTTGCTTCAATTAAAGTCATGTTTTGAGCCATTAGATTGCATACCTCACTATTACTATTCCTGAACCGCCATTTCCGCCTCTACGATCATTACCACTTGCACCACCTGCGCCACCACCAGTATTTGCAGTACCAAAAACACCATTTTGATATGGATTATCACCGCTACCGCCAGCACCGCCACCGCCAAGTCCACCAATAGTTATATTACCTGAACCATAATTTCCGCCACCGCCTCCGCCAGCATAATAACCTGAATTAACTCCTGTATTAGTAGGCGTAGCAAATGCTGTTATTTGAACGCCAGCACCTCCATCACCATCAGTTCCGCCTGAACCGCCATTTTGACCTATTGCTCCTGCGCCACCGCCACCGCCACCGCATTGCAATCCACCGCTATAACCTGAACCACCATTAAATCCTTGTACTGGTGATGCAGTTCTTGCGCCACCTGCGCCACCTGTTGATGATGAACCAATACCACCACCACCTGAGCCACCTGATCCGCCAGCGTTACCACTATCCCAGTTACCACCACCATAACCGCCACCAGTTGCAGTAATTGAACCAAACACAGAATTGCTACCACTAAAACCATTAGCATTTAATGAGCCACTACCACCTGCACCAATAGTAATAGGATAATTTTGAGCATTCAAAGATAAAGTGGACTCTAAAGTACCGCCACCTCCAGTTGCCGTAACAGTTGAACGCAATCCACCTGCACCACCAGCACCTGACCTAAAACCTCCGCCACCACCTCCACCGCCAGCAACAACAAGATAATCAACTGTGAGTGCTTGACTTGGCGTAAAAATTCCTGATTGTAAAAATGTATGATAATAATAAGTACCGTCATTTGTGACTAATCCACCTGTTGCCTTTGGCGTGCCTGCTTGTATTCCATAAAGAGTAAAGGTTGAACCTGCTGAAATTGTGCTTGATAAAACAAGTAGAGTAATACTGGTAACAGGAGCGTTAGAACGCCATAAATTAGACCATAACATTGTATAACTTGAATTATTTATTCTTGTTAGCATTGTTTTATTTGTTGTTGAATTTGAATAACTGTTTATGTAAAGCGTTGAAATACTGCCACCAGTTTGAAATCTAGCCGCACCAAATAAATTAAAATTAGATGTTTGACCTGATATAGCATTACCGCTACCTGATCCGTAAAAACTGGTAAAAGCATAATTGTTGCCTGTGTCAGAATTTAATTGTCCGTAAATATCTAAATCAGACCCACCAATTGCATTACTAACTAAAATTAAATCAGTATAATTTTGTGGAATACCAGCAAAAACAAGTGATGATACTGCGCTGGTTAATGTTTGCGTGGCTATCGGTGTGTATGTACTCATTTATGCCCCTTTTATTCCATACAATGAGAATTGAGAATTAGCAACAAAATTATGACCGCCTTCTACTGTAAAAGTAATTGTATTGATCGCAGTGGTATTTAACCACATACCTGATTTCAAATAAATCAAACCACTTCCATTAGTGTTCCAACCATTTATAGTTCTTATGACTTTATTTTTATTTGTGTTTGTATAGTCTAAAATATCTATGATAACTGAACCAAAAACATTTGCAGTATTACCATCTCTAACAAAATAAAAAGGTGCTATTGATGTTTGTCCTGTTGAGGCTGCGGCACTAGCGTTAGTGCCATCACCAGCAATTTGATGATATGCAACATAATTTGCTCCTGTATCGCTATTGAAACGCATATAAGTTTCAAGTGCGCCTGTACCGCTTGCAGAGTTTCTTCCAATACCTCTAATTTGTAAATGAGTATAAGTAGAAGGTATGTTAGAAAATGTTATTGTTGATGTGCCAGCAGAAGGTACAATAATAGAACTCAAAGCAAACATTGAACCAGTGTCAGTAACTAAACCTTGGCGTGTAGAAGAAGCAATAACTCCTAGAATTGGCATTAGGCAATATCTCCTATTACATACCAAGTGTCTGTGCCTGTTTTGATGCAGGTAGCAGATGAATTTATTGCACGCAATTTAGGTGCGGTTGCAGTTGCGCCAGTAGAATTAATAGTAGTTGTAGCAGGTGTGGTTGCCTGAATTGTAAGTTGCCCTGCACCTGTTTGAATAATTGTTATTTGAGTGCCAGTAGGAAACGCAACAGAACCATTAGTAGGAATGTTAATTGTTCCTGCTGTTGCACCATTACTTGCTAATAAAATATCGCCTTGATCTCCTAATACCAAAGTGTAAGCGTTAGCAGAAAATGATGGCGTAAGAATTGTTTGTGTATAAATTAAACCTGTTGCAGTTTTATTAGTTAATGTTTGAACGCCAGTTAATGTCGCAACTGTTGAATCAATAGCAATAGTGCCAGTAGATGTAATTGTTCCGCCTGATAAACCTGTGCCAGCAGTAATACTAGATACTGTTCCAGTACCACCAAAATATGATAATGAAGTCCAAGCGGTTGAACCATTACCAATTTTTGCTTTACCTGTATCTGTTTCAAATCCCCACTCGCCAGCAGCAAGAGTTGGATTAGTAGAAGTCCATTGTGAAGCAGTACCTCTGCGGACTTGAATTTGCGTTACGACTGCCATTATGGAGTTCCCCCATTAACTGTTTGTGTTGCGGTGTCAGAAGGATTTGCGCCACCCATATAAGGTGCGATTCCGTCAAACATACCTGCATCTATTTCTGTTAGTGATGTTGATGATACTGATTCCCATGCAGAGCCAGTATAAACTTTTAATCCTGTTGAAGTGTTGTAATATAAGTCGCCAGCACGAAGCGTAGGATATGTAATATCTGTTGCGCTCGCTGGAACATTAGTAGGAGTTAATGCTAAACGACTCATGAAATATCTCCCACCACCAACCAGTTGTCCGTAGATGTCTGGATAAGTGTAGCAGTAGAATACTGCGCTCTTAACTTAGGCGAGTTAGATGTCGCACCAGTGGATACTATTGTTACGGCTACTGGGCTAGAAGCACCAACAACTGTTACTTGACCTGCGCCATATTGAGATATTGTTACCTGTGTTCCTACCGGCAAAGCCTGAGTAGCGTTTGAAGCGATTGTTAATGTTATTGGTGAAGCATTAGCAAGAGTAATCAATTTTTGCGCATCGCCAGCCACTACGGTATATGTAGTACCTGTTTGCGCATTGATCGTTAAATTAGGATCGTAGGTTGCGGCAGTAGTTTGAGTTGTTCCGTCTTGAAATGTAAGAGTTCCATCAACTGATACGGCAAACTTTTGTGTACCTGTATTGTCGTTGATGCGTAACGCTTTACCAGTTTGTGAAGTAATTCCATTGATTGTTAATGTATTGGCTGCTGTGGCTTGTGAAGTAAATGAGTTTTCGCTAAGTTGTGCGGTTGGTCGAGTATCTGTGATATTACCATTTACAACTGTTGTTTGATTAGCGGCAACAGTAATAGTTGCAAGGCTGATTGAGTTAGCAGGTGTAGCAGGAGCAACTGGGCTTGCGTTAGGAGTTCCAGTTAATGATTGATAAATAACTTGATTGTTCGCAGTTCCGCCATAAAATGAATCTTGAACTGTTACGACAATTCGATCAATTCTAGGAAGCGTAGGTGAAGCCGTAGCAATAGCAACAGTTGCAGCAGCATCGTTGTAAGCGATATAAAAACCTTGATTAGAAGTTTGTGTTCCCGCAATCAACGCATGACCAGCAGCAACAGATACAGACATGGCAGGAGTTGCTGATTGTGATACTTTCATTGAACCATAATCAGATACGCCTTGTGATTTCCACAAGATACCTGTTGTAGTTAAACGATCATTCTCAGCAGGGTGAGAACCATTTTGTAGCCATGATGGTGGGGTTCTTAATGCCATTTATTCTCCTAAATGTAAGCATTCCGCCAACTGACTACACATGAAGTATTTCCATCTGTACCAGTAGCAAGGAAAGTATAGTATGAAGTTCCGGGTGGAGCAGCAAACCAAGTTGATGAGTTATTAAGTATTGCTCGTCTGTTAATGCCGTTGAGTGTTACGGTTCTGTAATCTGTATTAAGTTCTAATACATCGCCAGTTCCTAGTGTTTGATCTATCAACAAGAACGCACCAGCAGTAACATTTGTGACTTTAGGGTTAATAGCAGGTCCAGTAATTGTGATGATCGGATAGGTAGTAGTCCAGCCATCATTAGTGATCAAGTTGGCAGAGGTTGAACCTGAGCCGTATGACATACCAGTATCGTTAGGGTTTGATGGATTAGTTGCGGTGGCTGTATATACACGATTGTAGGTTCTTCCAGCAACGGCAATAGCATTAGTTAAGTCAGTTGTTCGCTCTTGATCATCATAATATCTTGGGTCTGGACAAAAAAATTCATACATAACAGTCGCACGACCTGATGAATAATCAGTATTGATTTGTATAGCCCTGCGACGAACACGAGCATTGATTCTTTGCAGATCATCTCCGGGAAGTTGAAACTGTAATAACCCAGTACCAGATTGCTGTGGTACTAACGCTGCTTGAAGCAAATTTAGATTTTCTTGCATACTGTTATTTGAATCGCCAAATACTAGAATAGTAAATGTTAGTGTGCGACCTGATAGAAAATCTCTACCTGTCCACATGCCATCTTGATAACCACGATTATCGTCTTGGCTACGGATAACAGGTAAATCTTCTAATCCGTCAAGAGTCATAATCTGATATGGTGAATTTCCGCCACCAAACTCAAAATCATTAAATGCAAAACGATAATTAAGTAAACTAACTACTGGCATTATTTACTCTATTCTGCGTGCACCACGAGGTGCATTGTATTGCACATCTGATGAAGTTCTGATAGCCCATCCTACATCATTAGCAATCAACTGTGACGAAGCATTAGTGTTGGCGTTAATAGTAATCGATGTAGTACCTGCTGCTTTTTCTTTTGCTAATTCTGATTGAAAATATGCGATTGCTTGCGCTGTATATCTAGCACTAGAAGCAGCACCTGATACTGATGCGCCTTGTTTTAGCATATCTAATCTAGTTTGCTCGCCTACTTGTACCGCACTAGCACCAGATACTATTGATTCTAATAATTTGGAATTAACAGTACTTAGTTGATAACTTAAAGTTGAACCTATTGGCACGCCTGATGAAGTTTGAGTTGGGGCTGTTCCGGGTGCGTTCAAAGTGGCTAATGATTCTAATGCTGCTTTAAGTTGTGCAATTTTAGCAATCAACTGAGTGATTTGATCATCAATTACTTTGATTTGTTCTGCTGTTTTAGCACGAATTTCTGTTAATGAATCCGAATATTCATTGTATGCTTCAGACAACGCAGATGTTAATTCTGTTTGAACATTGGCTAATGATGCAGTTAATTCTTCTGTCGCAAGAGTCATGCCAGAATTCAAGGTTTTGGCTAAATTATCTACGCCGTGAGAAGATACTTTTTCTAAAGCAAGCCAATATGATTGTAATTGTTTAATTGACTCTGAGTTGCCAGCCAAAATAATATCGGCTAATGCGCCACCAACATCTGGACCTTGTGATATTACTTCTTCAATAAATGTTTGAGTAAATCCAAGTGCTTGCAATTTGCCTGCTTTATCAGCAAGTGATGTTGCTTTTTCTGCTTGTTTGGCTAATGCTTTAGTGATAGCGTCAATAGAACCACCAGCAAGATATTTGCCCTCAAATGTCAAATCTGAGAATATATTACCTATACCTTTATAGGTCGCACTCTTGAATGCGTTTCTAATTTGATCTACTGATTGTTTGACTATTTCAGCACTACGATCAGCAGCGTCTTTTTGTAATTGTGCTACTTTCTGATTGTAGTCTTTCTGTAACTCTAGTTCAGCCCTCATGCCATCTTGTAATACTTTGGTTCGCTCGGCACGCAATTCAGTTATTTTGTTTTCGGATTCAATAACTGCGTCAATCATTTCTTGTTGCAATTGTGCGATGTCAGCGAGAGCGTCACCCATGCTTGTTTGTAAATCTGTAACTAAAGTTTCAGCACGCTTTAATGCGCTTTCGGTTGAAGCAATTATGGCTTTATTGCCACCTTGAACTGCGCTTGTGTATTTATTTTGCGCAGCAGTTAATGAATTTAATGCTGTTTGATAATTTTTTGATGCCTCTTGATACGCTGTTACGGCTGTATTAGTTTTAGTTACAAGTTTGTCAATAGGATTTAATAAACCTTCTTGAATTGCAGCATTGAAATCACGACCAGCAATACTCGCCCATGCGCCTTTAAGGTCAACGAAAGTAGATTTTAACTCTGCATTGAAATCTTGAATTCTTTGTTTAGCATTGATCAACGCCTCACCTAAAGCATTGACGCCACCAGTTGTATCATCAACAAATGTGCCATCGCCGAACCCCGGAATTTGTGGAATGATCGTTTCTAGTTGTAAACCTTTATAGTCTTTTTGGAAATCTCGTATTTTTTGTCTGGCTTTTTCAATATTGCCAGACCAGTTATCTATCGCACGATATTCTTTTTCCCACGCATCTAATTCTTTTTGAGTAGCAGCAGCACCTTCTCGGTCGCCTTTCAGGTCTTGAAATGCTTTACGAGCCATTAATCCAGCCTTGGCAAAATACATCATAGTCTGAACTAGATTTTCAACACCATTGACTACCATACTTATCATGGCTAAAACTTTGTCAGCGACGCCACCAAATATTTTGGCAAAACTATTTGCTTGACCTGAAGCACGATTGAATGCGTAAGCAAGTCCGTAAACTAATGCTATGATTCTCACTATTGGTGACTTAAGTAATGTCAATGCTAATGCGGCAAGTTTTTTAGTTAAATTTACTACCGCAGGAATCAATAGAACTGTAATAGCAGTAGCAGCAGCCTCTATTTCTTTGGCATAATCTTTCATGAATTTGCCAGTGCCTTTAAGTTTTTCTAACAATTTATTAAGCATTGGTAATAATTTCATACCAATTGTTTCAAAAATATCGCCTAATGATTCATTCATTACTGCTAATTGACCAGCGAATGTTTTTGTGTATGCTAGTGCTTGACCGCTTAATCGGGCTTCTAATTTGCCCATCGCTTCTTCAATAGCCAATGCTTTTGGTTTAGTAGCATCTAAAGTAATGCCGAATTGACGGAATACTCTTGTATTGCCCATTTGGGCTCTAGCCAATAATGATGCTGCGCTCTCTAAAGACATGGTACGAGCACGAGCCAAATCAGCAGACATGGCTAATAAACGATTACTAGTTTCAACATTTTTGGTCATTGTAATTAAACGACCATAAGCGTCGGCTGCGTCTTCTGAACCGAAACCTAATTCTTCATAACTGTCAACTAATAAACTTATTTGTTTTCGATTTTCGGCAGTTGATAAACCTAAAGCAGTTAATGTTGTGCCTAAACGATTCAAGGATTTTTCTAAATCCATGGCCATTTTTACGCCAATACCAGCAGCAACTAAGAATGAACCAGTCATTACTTTGATTGCTTTGCTACCAACTATTGCTGCTTTTTGAAAACCAGTCAATGCTTTACCAGTTTTCAATGCTTGTGCTTCCATTAAAGAAAGTTGAGTATTGACTTGTTTGAAACTAGCCAATGCTTGTGTAGCGTTTGCTGTGACTTCAAATACTACTGGGGGAAGGAAACTACCAAGCATTATTTCAACCTTCCAATAAATTTATTAACGATTTGAGGATATACTGAACGGAATTTCTCATAAGCAGGTTCCATGTATGGGAATCTTACTCCTGGTCTCCAATTACCACCACCTAATTCAACTCGGCGACCATAGATTATTGTTGGTCCTACAATCGCTGAGTAGTTAGCGAACCCAATAGTAAATTTTTCGCCTGTTATAGAACGACGCAAATCGCCAGTTCTGTTCATAGGTGGGGTTGGAAAACCTTGCCATGCCTTTTGATTCTTAGGTCTTTTGCCTTGAATTTCTTCTTTTGATAATTGAATTAATGCAGCCATCATAGCATCTCGTGCTGCTCTAGCAGATAAATCAACACTTTTACCTGCCACGCCCCACGCTGACTTCACTAATTTCAAATTATTTGGAATCAATTTTTTTCGCTTTCACTTCATCTACTGCAATAGAAATAGCAACAAGCCAGTCAAATAGATAAGCAGGTTGTTCATCTATCTCGTTTATCGTCCAGCCGAACTTTTCAGCAGCCACATAATATGACCACTCATCATCAGGATAAGTAAAGGCTTCGTGCCTTTCTTTGCCTTCAAGCACCCACTTTAGTCGCTGGAGTCGTCGAAAGGGCTATCAACATCTTTCTCAGATTCGTCTGTTTTTGCTAATGATGGGAACAATACTTTTTGGGCTTTGCCTGCTTCTTCTGCTAATACATCATAATCAGCCATAGTCAATTCTTCTAGGCTAGTGATTTTGATTGATGGAATTATGTAATCAAACGACCATTCTTCCACTAAGCAAGCAATCAAACCATCAACGATAGATAATGCTTGCATTAAGCCTTCTTCGTTGTTTGCATTTTTTAAGATTTTCTTGCGATCTTTTACTCGCAAAGTAGTTGGGTCCTTGAATACAGCCCAGCCACCTGAAGGTAAAGATACTTTATTTTTTTCTGTCATGATTTTCCTCCCGTAGTTGCCTTCCGTTATTATAGAGGTAAGTGGGGCAGAATGTGGGAAGGCGGCACATTCACTTGAATTCCCCACTTACCGATTTGCGCTAGATGCTACTGATATGTACCAGAAGCAACAGCATTCTGAAGCGTCCATTTGATTGGAGCGTAACCACCTGTTGAGCCAGCATCAGTTGTGTTTGCAATTGCTGAGAAATCAACAGCGATTGAAACATGATCGGCTGAACGATCAATGGCAGCAGCAGTATAAGCACCTTTAGTGATTGTAAAAGCAATAGAGGTAGCAGATGCTCCTGCGCCTTGTGCGAAGGTAAGTGTTAATGCAGGTTGAGTATTAGATAAGAAACGAGTTAATTCAGCATCGTTTTCCATAACGAATGTAAAATTACCTGTTGTATCCAACGCTCCCACGAAGATTTCGTATGGACCTTGTGTTGTGTCAATACCGAAGATTGCTTCTGCTGAACGAGATACTGTCAATGAACCATCAGTTGTGTAACCAATTGTTGAGCCACCAATAGAAACTGAACCACGCCATACAGGAGTTGGAACTACTGTGCTGAACGATGGTGCTGTTACTGCTGTAGTTGTTGACGGAAAACCCATAAGTTTCGCTGTGTATTCAAGCATACCTTCTGAGTTAAAATTGAAAGTGAAATTAGTGACTTTGCAACCCGGATAGTAGCGATTCTCAGCAACATACATATCTTCCAGAGTGAAAGATGTAGGTTGTGCGTCTGCTCCAATGCCTGTTGCATTTTTCAATGAAATTACATGTGTGAAAGGTGCAGATACTCCTGTGGTTGCAACTGAACCCATAATTCCGCCTAACCAGTAGCCGACTGTGTCAGCGAATACTGGACCACCTAGATCAATTTCTGTGTGGCGACGACCTTGAATGTAATTGTAATTCTGCGCCATAGAACCACGAAGTCCTGTGTCGTAGAGTGGTGCAATAATATCTACTGGTTTTAATGAATCTTTAGCCAGTGGAATAAAATCAGTTGCATTTACTGGTGTTCCCGGAGTTACTTCTTTAGCAATACCGACGTAACTGCGTACCGATGGTTGTGCTGATGCCATTTATTCACGCTCCTGCTGTAATGTCAGACGAGGCTGACTGTTTGTTTTCTGTTTTGTTTGTTTCTTTTACTGCTTCTTTTGGTGCTGTTGGTACCGCAGGTGCGGACTTAGCATTTGAATCAAGAGATAATCCTCTAGCCCTAAGACCTTCGGGACCATCAAACGATTCACCCTTTTTCACGGTGATACCTAAAGACGGAAATACTCTATCTTCATCACCATTGTATATATAACGAGCCATGGATTCTCCTATGATTCAATCATTTCTGTTACGGTAAAGCGGATAGCAGCCCAAGTTTCAGTTGCACCACCTTCGTTAGAAAGTGGTTCGCCGTATTGGACATCTATTGCTGGTTCTGCTGCTTGCCAGATTATATTAGGATTGTCTTCACCTAGAGTGTGTTGACCTGCCCTTAATCTAGTTTTTACTGCATCTATCAAATCATCAAACGCAGACATAGCGTCTTCTGCATTTCTTTCTAACGAGTGATGAAATATCTGTAATGCAATTCCATAATCAACACGCTTCCAGCCTAATCCTGCGCCACCTGAAGACATTGACTCAACTCCGCCAATAGCGATACGGCTTTCTGTTTCATTTTCAATGAATACAACAGCAGCAGCACGACTATTCTGCCCCGGAAATGAATTTACTTGAAAATTGATACGCTTTGGAAACGAAGATAATACTTGATTCAGCGTAGTTATTTGTGCGCTGTCTATCCAACTGCGTACGGCTTCCCGAACAGTTGCTCTTGACACTATCTAATCCTACGATATGGTTTCAATAAATCCATAGCCATAGCCATATCGCTACCGATATTTTGTTCTAAATTACCAGTAGAACCTGAATTGGGTAATGTGCCGACAGACATAGTCAAACTACTATCTCCACGAATCTTTAACATTGCAGTTGTTGCAAGAATTGTAGCCTCTTTGATTGCTGGCGGCAATGCTGAAATAGATACTCCTGCTGCATGTGTGTATAACAATGCTTGCGTTAATGGTACCGTCGTGGTACCAAATACATAATTACTAGCAACTGTAACATATTCAGAATACATGCCGTCGTAAATTTTCAGGTCTTGTCCTGCTGTTATGCCTGTTCCGCTTTTGACTGTTAGTGTTGATTGAGTTGCAGTTGCCGAAACAATAGTTGTATTTGCGTAACCATTGACATAGGTGTATTTCAAATAAACAAGCATTCCTGAAGTTTGTGGAAAGCCGAACTGTAATGGACCTTGACTGGTGTACAGCGAACCCATGTTTGCATAAGGAAATATAATTTGTTGATTTTCTATCCAAGCAACTGAACAATCTTGTGCTTGATATAAATTCGTTGAAGGGTTGCCATACCAAAAATCAGTTAATGCAATTACTGGATTATATCGTGGGTGAAATTTGATTGTGCCATCTGAACAAACTCTAGAGCGTTGAGTTTCAGTTTCAGTTGTAGCCCCTAATACTTGATTGCAATATGTATCTACCCAAGATGAAGCACGAGAAATAACATTCGCTAATTCGCTTTCCTGTATTGCTGGGTCTGTTGAATTGAATACTAAATTATCAATATCTATTGCGGTAGGTGCATTACGATATTCGTCGTTAGTTAAATATGATGTTGAACCCTGTTGGGTTGTTGGGTTAATCGCATTAGCCACTTGAACTGTCCATCTCTATTCGTTCGTTTAATTCACCGCATCTAGAACATTTCTTAAACCAACTGCCGAATCCGCAACTGGAACATGGATAACCGCCACTAGTGGCATATCCGTTTAATCCTGCTTCGCCTAATCCTTCTTCTTTCAATTTCTTTGCCAACCTTGGGTTCTCAATATTGAATAATCCGTCTTTGCCTGTCCGAATAACTTTAGTGCCTCTGCGAGTTTTGACTTCTAACTCTTTCATGCCTTGCGGTGGAATTATTCTTGCCATTTTGCCCTCGCCTCAAATAGATGTCCAACCTATGTATTTTGCTTCGGGATTATCTTTCAACCACTGCTCTCTTAGTTGATTTTGATATTCCCAATCAATATCACGATTATTTTCTGTATGAACAAGGGCATACCCTTCATTTGATATGCCCTTATCCATTTTAATTATCTACTACGCATTTCCAATTCCTGAAACTGCTCCATTCCATGCTGGTGCATAGCAGAAGAAAGTTCCACGGAAATAGGTTGAGAAGTCGTAAGTAAATTGAACTACTGGCCATTGAATGCCCATGTAGTCTTGAACATTTACTGCTGCCCATACATCAGATACTTCTGTATCTGGAATTGGCAGTGTGTATGACAACACAGGGCTTACGCCTTGTTGTAGCCATGGGTGAACAGTAATTGGCACCATTTTACCAGTGATTTCGTTGTTTAGAGCACCGATAGTTGCGCCACCTACATAATTACCTGTATCTGTTTGTGACAGAGTTAGACGGTAGTTAGCAGTTGAACCATTCTTGATTGCATCAGACAATTGCTTGCGGTCTGCGCCATTGATAAGAATCTCATCTGGGTCAGCCTTAACATTGTTGTACAAGTTGTAGAACACAGTCTGATACTCAACGCCCGGATTAGATGTGCTGAAGAAAGCACCATTGCGGTTGTTGTTGAATCCTGTGTTTGGACCTAGGACAGTTGGAAGAATTCCATCATATCCTGTTGCGTAAGCAGAAGTATCTGCGTTAGCACGAGAAGCAGCGGCACCTGTTGTTGAGAACGCAAAGTTATCACCAGTTAGGTTGATCGCAGCAGCACCTTGAATTACGCAGGAGTTTCCTTCTGCTGTTCCAACATACTTGCAATTTGCTGTTCCTGTTGCAGTTCCAACATAAATGTTGTAACCAATTGCGCCTGTTACTGCTGTCCAAGTTAATGCAAGTACATCACCTGAAGCAACTGTTTCAGAGGCTACTGAAGAAACGATTGACTCACCGAACCCTGAACCTGAGATACCTGCGTTTGCTGTGATGTAGATGTAGTAAACGGCTGCTGCTAAAGCAGTTTGTCCTGATACTGCTGCTGGTGAAGAAGCAACGATTCCTGTTGGTGCTGCTAAAGCCCCTGAGAATCCTGATGCAGTTCCACGAGCATATAGGAACATTCTTTCTTCCATCAACATTGTTGCGTAAAGAGTTGATGTAGAAGATAGTTGACGAAGGTCTTGATATCCCATACCTGAGAAGTTTGCATCGAATGAAACTTGATCAGATAGTGAGTATGAGTTGTAAGGAATTACTAAATCATCAGCAGCGTATGAAATCTGTGGACCACGCTCTAATTGGAAAGGAGTGGCTGCTCCCGGAGCGAAGTTGTTCTGAGTGGTTTCGTTGATTCCTGGCCA